TGTTCTTCGCCGACTCTGGCTGTTGCTTCAAGTTGTTCATCTTGCGCCATTTGGGCGGTTTTTCCTACATCATATATGTTAGCAAAACCCCGTTCATACATAGGCATAATTTCTCTATTCTGCGACATAGCAATGTTAGTGGCTGCATCTACTACTGCTTGCCCACCGGTTGCAACGTATTCTAAAAATCCTTTTTTAGCAGAGTCTGGCATGGATCTGTATACAGCCTGAAATTTTTCAATTTCTTCTTTACTGCCCAAGCGAGCCATTATGTCTGCTTCCATGCTTTTCATTCTAGCTTCTTCTTGGGCTGCTTTGGCATTTTTTCCTGTTATGTCTGCTAGTACTTTTAAATCTTCGGCATATTGTCTAGTTTGTAGTGCAATCTCTTTTTCACTTATTGCATTGAATTTTTCTTGTGTCATGTTGCCACGTATGCTGGCCATGTATTGTGCAGCCAATTCAACCTGTTCTTCGGTACTATACCCCAACCCTCGCAGCTGATTCCTTAGAGTTATTCCGCCTGTTGATATATTACCAAATTCATTTGCAACTATGGATGTCTTTTCAATGGCTCGATCAGTTGTCATTCCTAGTAGTTTCAAATTTGGTTCTGCTTTGGATATAGCCCCTGAGAACTGATCTACAAGTAAGCCTGCATTGGCCGAAGCTGCTCTCATGCCATCAACTCCGTCAACAAAACTTGCGCCCATTTTACTCATTGAACTGTATGCTTTTATTGTCTGGTTAACTTCATCATAAAGCATTTTATTGACAGTCTTGAGTCCACCTTGCATTAAGGAAGCAAGAGCCGGTCCCGCTGCCTTAATTGGCCCTCTCATGTTGTTCGTTATTTTGAGTACTGTTTCTTTAATACCTTTGGCAGCTGCATCTACTCCGGTATCAAGTACATCCCTTGCTTGCTTGAGCGGATTGTCTCTGATATCACCATAATTTTTAGCCCACATTGCGCTAACTTCAATGGCAGTGGCCCCCAACTGTTTGAGATATGTTGTAACACCTGTGCTACTAATGTCCTGTGTTGCTACACCTACAACATTGGTAGCTCGAGTAACCTGTTCTGACAGATTTGAGAATAAACTACGTGTGGCACTTTCACTGGATTTGGCACTTGATGCCATCTGACCCATGGAGTCTGCTGCTCTATCAGCAAAACCAGCCTGTTGTCTTGATGCTGCTGCTGTTTCAGAATCAGCACGTCTAGCCCTGCCCTGCTGTTGGGTAATAGCTGTAACCAACTGTCGTAGAGTATTTTCAGTTGCGGCGTTTTCTGCACTAACTGTACCAATTCCGGGAATCCGAACATTTACTGACATGTTTTTAACCTATAAATATAGTATATCAATTATATTTATGGGATCAAAAACATGGCAAATCCTGCTAACAATCCGCTGTTTAAACATTTTCGACAACCAGCAATTTATTTAAAATTGCCCAGTCAAGGTCGCTTTTGGCCCGACGATGCTATAGACATTCCGCCAACTGGTGAATTACCAATTTACCCAATGACTGTCAAAGATGAAATTACTATCAAAACTCCAGATGCTCTCATGAACGGTCTGGGTGTGGTTGAAGTAATTCAAAGCTGTTGCCCTAATATCAAGAACGCTTGGAAAACTCCTGCAGCAGATCTAGATGCAATTTTGATTGCTATACGTTTGGCCAGTTATGGCTCAGACATGGATATTGAAACCACATGCCCAAAATGCAACGAAGAAAACTCAAATGTAATAGATTTAACTGTGTTGTTAGACAATTATAAAATGCCCAAATATGTTTCAACCACTATAGAAGATCTTACGTTTAATTTTAAACCGCAGGCATACGAAACAATTAATAATAACAATATGATGGTGTTCGAACAACAGAAACTTCTAGATACTATATCTCGTAGCGATCTACCAGACGAAGAAAAAACAAAACAGTTTAATTTAATTTTTCCAAAGTTGACAGAAATGAATGTAATGTCCTTGGTATATTGTATTGAATCAATTATCACAGATGATGATAAAGAAGTAAATGAATCAAAATACATCAAAGAATTCATTGAAAATTGCGATAGAAAAGTTTATAGTGCAATTAAAGATAAAATAGAAACTATAGTAAAAAGCACAAAGCCTGAATCACTAAACATAACTTGCCCTGAATGCCAGGAAACTTACATGTCAGAATTAAGTTTTGACAATGCTAATTTTTTCGGCTAAGGCTTTTGACTATGTCCAATGAGGACATGATAGCTCACTTTGATCGACTTGAAGCACAGTCAAAAGCCTTAAAAGAAGAAGCACTAAGATTATGTTGGTATATGCGGGGTGGATTAAGTTATGATGATGCTATGATGTTGAGTTTAGATGAACGAAAAATTATTGGTAAAATTGTTAAAGATAACTTAGAAACTGCCAAGAAGTCAGGAATGCCATTCTTCTAAGATGACGATGTCATCTGTTGATTTCGCTAACGCTCATCAACATTGTTTTTTTTAAGTTTCATCCAGATTAATCGTCCACTCTTTGCCCAAGGCGGGCAAAAAATATAATGAGCTTCATCCGAGTAGCACATCCACTAGCGTTAGAGCATTACAGAGGCGGTTGTCCGGTACCTCGAGCTCCGTTCTTATACAACGGCGGTTCGTACAATATACGCTAGCATACGTACAAACGTGCATGATCGCTCATGCGTCTTTTCAGCCTTTTTATCCTATTCAAACAACTAAATCGCGGCATTTGCGATCTTCATCCTTGCGGGTAGTAGTTGAGTGCTTCTTGCAGCGAGAAGGCTTCCATCCCTGTGATCCTAGATCCAGGTTTAGGGCACACGATATCAGCTTGTGCTAGCTTAACTGCTTAACTTGTTTTTTATGTGGGAGCCATGGACACGGACTTGTATATGTCCGTTATAATACGCATCTGATTCTAAGACTTGGTGTCGGAATTGTTCTCTTGCTTCAATATATGAACATTCTGCTTTTGATTTACAGTAATATAGTATTTCTCTAGTAAAATTTTCTGGGCCTAGTGCTTGTATGTCTTTTTTGAGTTCGTCGTTTGAGCCATAATATAATTGCCAATCGCTATCTATTTTGCTTCTGATCTTCTTTTTCTTTTTGGTGCCGTTTTTAAGTTTTACTGTTCGTACTGTAGTTTTTGAAAATTTGGCTAGTTTTTTCCCTATGTATTTGCGCCCAGATACTGTATTTGTAATCAAATATACAAATCCCACGCAATCTTCGGGAAGGGTCTCCACTAGGGTGGATTCAAATAGCCATGACATACAGCATATAATTATACTTAATTAGTCAATCTTAAATTTTTTCATTACTAGATCATCACAGTTGTTCCTACAAAATTTTTGCTTACAAATAGTTGGTTCTGGTAAAATAGTAAAAGACTGATCCTTTAAATTACCAAGATAATCATTCTGACATTCACCACTCCAAACTGTTAAATCTGGAAGAATAAAAATTCTGGACATTCCGGCTTCACAACTCCAGCCTTCAAAAAAATTCAATTTGTTATTAACAATACTACTTGCATACACTGAGACTTCATGTCCGTCCTCATATGTTATAGTGGCATTACAATTTTCTTCGTGTTCTAAGTATTTCATTATGATTTAATTTTAAAAATAGGATGATCTCTAGTCTTATGCTGCCAAAAAATTGGACTCATACTATAAAAAATTTTGTCATTTTTGCATCTTTGTACAAAATCTTCAATTTGTTCTTCGGCCCAGTATTCATCCATAATATTTAAATGACAAGTTTTTTTTGGAATATCTCTGACATAGTCAGAGCAGGCTTTAACTGTGGCAAAAAATTTATCAACATCCATGTGCTCTGTGTGAGTACTAAACGAGATACTGTCTACATATTTTAAAACTTTAAGATAATAATTTGTGCTCGCACTGCCATTGGTGTTCATTCCAAGATGCGATATCTTATCCCCAAATTCTGTACGTAAAAACTCAATAAAAGGCAAAAAACTTTTATTGATAGTAATCTCGCCGCCAGTAAGTTGTAGCTTGTATTTTTTATTTAAATGTTTTGTGTTATTATATATTTGTAGCCAATATTGTTTAAGTTCATCTAAACTTTTCATTTCGCCGTTATTATTATGTCTGTTTTCAGGACAATACATACAATCATAATTGCATCTTAGATGCATAATCCAAGAAATAACAAATTCATCCTCTATGGGAGTAATTTTAATAAGTTTTGACATATTCAAAATTGCAGTAAAAGGTTATTTCTTCAATACAAGTATTATCATTTAAAGTGCTAGAATAATTTATAAAATTTACCACATCATTTAACATAATTCCGTTGCCAGTCCACGTTGCCCTACTGCGACTAAGTTCAGTATCTAAACGATCTAGTGTAATTAACGTAGTTTTAAACGGAACTTGACTGGCTTTGAACGAAGCAGTACATTGCTTACTTGCATGTGCCAAGGCTGCTTTTGCTACACGATAAGTTTCAAAGCTAGGTTCACGAGCAACAACGGTCTTTTCTCCTACACTTCCAATGTTATAAATGTGTCCTGTTTTATTATTTTGACTCCATGCATCGTATACAGCTTCTAGTACGTGTACTTGACCAAAGTTGGCCCACGCTTCTTGTGGTGGCCCGTCGAAAGCATTGTTAATAAAAATATCATAATCTAAGCTCATTGTGGCAATAGATTTGTAATCCTTTGTTATGTCAAGATTATCTGCACGACTTACGCTTACGCCGTCAAACGCATCTACCAAGTGTTTGCCTAATCCTCTATTACCACCTGTAATTAAAACTTTCATCTAATGGATCCTCCTTGATCCCATACTTTGGTAAATTTTTCTCCGCAAGTCATTGCACATTCCATGATCCTATTAGAATCTGACCAGCTACCGACTAAATCTCTCCAAAAATAAGATTTGAAGATGTCGGGTAGATTTTTTTTATTAATATCTAATTCATTTTTATATTGATCAATAAATTCTTTTACTTGTATTTTTCCGCTATCTGTAAAACTTGCATAGTTTGCACCTGGTCGTGCAAATGTATGAAATCTAGCATCATACATGTTATGTTCAAAAAAATTGCATGGTAGTACTAACCCTTCGGCAGTGATCACCACTTTGTTTCCTAACAATGCATCACATTGTATTGGTGTCTGCTTTAGATATTCGTTAAAACTACCGTGCATCTTTTTTATAACTTCTATTTTTTGCACACTAGGATTTCGCCACTCTTCATTTACAGGCTCTTCTAACACGTATTCGGTATAACCATGCTTATCTAATACTGGCCAATTTGGATAAGATGATTCGTTAGTATGGTCATAAAAACGCCCGGTCTTTCTTGGCAAGAAATTAAAAAATCCATATTCCTTGCTCAGTGCTTGAGCCTGTTCAACTTGATGTTCGTTGTGTTTAAAAACAATGTAATTCCATTGAGCCCTGCCGCCTGCGTTGATAAACGCACGAGCATTACGCATAGCAATATCGTATTTTACATTACGTCTATACAAATGTAAAGTGTCTCCTAAGCCATCAAATCCAAAATCAATTTGACCATAACCATTCATAATGGTTGCAATTTCTTGCCAATATTTTTCATCATGTACACCACCGTTGGTATGAATGTATAACCATAAAGTTGAATTCTTACGTCTAAAGTCTTGTAGTATATCTAAGAAGTCTGGGTGCATTATTGGATCACCATAGCTACCGCAGAAAAATATTTGTTTTAAATTTTCGCAATGAGCAACACTAAATGCAGCGTCGATGGTATCGCGATCTAAATGCAGTAGAGGCATGTATGGATTTAGTCCCGATCCTTGTACGTTCCTTGGGCACTGTGGACAGGCAGCATTACAATAAGTTGTAATCTCAATTTGATATTCTTTAACTGAATTAAAATTAAACAATTTCGACATCGGTGTTATAGCTAGTGAATCCATTTTCTTTAACCACACTCAATACATTGTTTACACGACCAGCTAGTTCGTCTTTGTGCGATACCAACCATACACTACGATTGCCTTCTCGAGCCATTTTCTTTAGTATTGCTAGACTGTTTTCTACACCTGAACTGTCCATGCCAGTATCAATTACTTCATCAATGAACAATAGGTTAATTGGTTGATACAAACTTTCCCATACATCACGGAACGCCCAACTTAGACTTAGAATCAATCTATTACGTTCGCCGCGAGACAAGTTGTCAAAATCTAGTTCTCTACCTAGCTCTTCAATGCTGACAGTTAAATCATTTTGGAACTTGACAGTATGTGGTAAACCAATTCTATCCAAATACTGACTGAGTCTGGCATTTAGATAACTTAAATTTTGATCAATAATACGTTTACGAATAAAACTGTCTTTGTTGGTTAACAGTTTAAGTAAAAACTCTTGATGCTCTCGCACATTGGCAAGTTCATTGATTGCATCATAATTAATTTCTTCTAAGGCCTGTGTTTCCATGTCTGCAATCTGTTCTGCATAAGGATCTGGTTCTGTTTTTTTAGTCTCCAGCTGTTGTTTTAAGTTTGCTACGGTGTTTTTATGATTGATAGCATCTTCTTTTCGATCATAGAATACAGCAGGAACTGTTCCAGGTTCGCCTAGAATTTTTAAAGCTTCTGTGTGCTCATCCAATTGAGTATCATTGGCCAAGTACTGCAACGAAGTTTCTTTTGATGCTGCACGTTTTTCATCAAGTACTTCCTCGTGCTTTGTGTCATGTATTGCTTGCCCACACGCATAACATTCGTGTTTTTCTAGCTTGGCTATTTCGCTTTTGAGTTTGTCTAATTGTTTTAATAATTTTACTTGCTCTGATTCGCAAGCAATCTTCCACTTGGAGATTTCCTTGATAGCTTTAACTTGTTCATTATACGCATCTAGAGCGTCATGATTGACAAGTTCTTGATCAATATCTAAATCTCCAACAACTGCTAATGCCTTTTCTAATTCTGTTATTTCGTTTAGGCGCTTGGTATTCCAAAGAGTTTGTCTACGTCGTGTAGCTTCAATTTGTTCTTGAATACGCCCATTAGCATCAGTGACAGCCTTGATACGATACTCTTCTTGTGTTATAGCATCTCGAGTCGCTTTTAATTGTTCCTTGAGTGTGTCAGCTTTTTCTGACAGCATTGTTATACCAAGCAATTGCTCAATGATGGCTCGCTGATCATTTGCCTTTAAAGCCAAAAAAGGTTCAGTGTATGTGTTAAGAGCCACAATATGTTTAAACATGTCATGACTCATTCCTAGCATACGTTCTATTTCTGCTTGTGTTTCTCTACTGTCGCCCTGACTTTCGTCAGTAATCTGTTGTTCTTCGCCACCCACATAGAAGGCCATTGTGTTGGGCTTGCGCCCACGCTCGATTCGATAATCAACTCCATCTTTTTCAAACTCAATGTTAACTAACATATTCTTACCGTTGGTCTTATTGATAAGATTATCTTTTTTAATATTAGTTAAAGCTGATCCGTATAGCGCATAGCTAAGTGCATTAATAATGGTTGTTTTGCCAGTTCCATTCCTGGCTCCTGTGTCGTCTCCGCCCAGGTCTAAATTCTGTCCTAGTACTAGAGTAAGATCCCGGCGGTCAAATTGAACAGCCTGCGTGGCATTACCCACGCTCATAAAGTTTTTTACAGATAAAGTTTTTATTTTAAACATTAAAGATTTCTATAAATGTCAAGCAGCAATGTCTTGTTATACTGTTCGCTTTGAATATTTGTAAGTTGGTTGGTGACGATTGTGTCTACACTTTCGAACATTATGTTTCCACTGATATCGTAGTTGATATCTTCGCCGATGCTCTTTTGTGGAATAAGAGTAATTTCTCTAAGATTGTAAGTATTTACAAAAGTTTCTTTGATAAACGTAGCTTCTTCATAACTAATATCTACATCAAGATTTACACGTACATGCATACCTTTATGTAATAGCGCATCAGTATTGGTAAGCACATCACTGAGTTGATACACACGATATCTGGGCTGATCAGGCCAAGCATGGTACTCAGGATCTTTACCCCAGTCCAATATCATCATACCGCGTTCATCATCATGGTTGTCGGCGTAGTTGTGTGGAAAGCAATTACCAATGTAAGTAATATTCTTGTGTGTTTGTCTTTTATGAAAGTGTCCAGTGAACACACGTTCGATGCCGTGAAAATCTTCACGTTTGACATCGCCGTGATCGGGCATTTGTACCATGGCATTCATATAGAAATGCGGCAGTTCGAAATGCCCAAACATGTACTTGGCCGTTAATTTAGGAATCCGTTTATGATCATCGCCAACGAGCCAAGGAGCAATAACCACGTCGCCACTATGATACCAATCATTACAAATATGAACGTTAGGTAAGTGCCGTGCCCATTCAACACTTTGTACATCACGTTTGTCACGATAATAAAGATCGTGATTGCCAGGGATAAAGTAGACAGCATCAAAATTGTCATTTAAATGCTCCAATGCTTTAAGACTATAATTGAGTGTAACAATATTGATACTGGCTCTATTGTTGTGCCAGTCGCCAAGGAAAAAAGCCGTCTCGCAGCCTTCCTCTTTGGCTTTGGCAGTGAACCATTTGATAAAGTTTAGGCAATCGTCATTATGGGTTTGACTATTGCTTTTTAATCCAAAGTGGATATCTGTGCAAACTGCTGCTTTTTTAAATAAATTAGACATTCGTTAAGTGTACTACGTCTTAACAGTCAATGTCAAACTTAATCGTCGCTATAATCACCAGATTGTGAACTGCCGCCCCACGAACCCATACCTTGTCTAGTATAACTTGGAGTTAATCCATTCATTTCAAGAATATCATCTCGAAGATTCTGGTTGCGCTTTTCAATGTTAAGGACTCGAGTAAAGGAATTAGTGATAGCAGCAGTATAATAAGCAAAAGGATTTTGTGATTTACTTTCATCAAATTGTAGTCCTATCTGTGATAGTTGTAGTAATGCTTGACTACGCATCTCGTCGTTGTATGTGTAGCCACGCCAGTTTGAACGGGTAGCATATCGCTCGCACAATTTCATAAACATATGAGCCAGTTTTTTAGTCATTGTGCCATGTTCTTTTGAAAAAATTCCAGTTGATAGATCTCCCCGCCAATGGCTTTTTCCTACACAATAAGGAACTCCGTCATCGTTTACTTTGTAATGTTGAAATGGTGGAAAATTGCATTTGGTGTACTTTGCAGGAACAACAATTTCAAGCCCGTCGTCGTATTCAGTACCAGACAGCGCATCATCATCTAATAGTTTTTCTTGACTTTTACGAGATTTTGACTCATCTATAGGAACATGTTCCCAGGTCATTACACGAAAAACTACATCGGTATCTTTAATTTTACTTGGTTTTACTGCAAACTCATCCAGTTTTAACTTAACTGTAGTAGTAGCTTGTGCTTCGTCGTATGCAGCTCTTCCTAAACGTTCGGCCCTGAGCTTGCGTCCTTCTGCGGTATTTTTCTTGTTAATTTTGTCTATGCTAGGTAAAATTATATCGTAATCACCATCTTCTGGTGTTAAAAAACTACAGTAGGTAGTTTTACTTTTGTGAATTTCTTTAAGAATATCACGATTGTTCAAATAGTTGTGTTTCATTAGGTTCCTTAAAATACACTGTTAATTTAACAAATAAATAATAAAAAAGCAAGAGGAAAATTACATGCCAGTGGTCGAAGATTCAAAATTAGGAATATTTGCTCCTAATAAAAATAGCCAAAACAATCCCACTTTGGATGCTGAAGGACGAGCAGCATTTGCTGAACGCCAAAAAGCAGCAATTAGTGGCAGTGGGGATCCAAAAGAAAGTCGACTGCAAAAAGCAGGACTACAGGCAGATGGTAGCGCACTTGGATCAACTACAGGCGGACAAGCACCTGTAATTGGGTTTGATAGGTCCGGTGAAGAATGGCGTGTCAGAGTCAGTGTTAATCCTGGGGCACCTATATTGTACAGAGATCCTAACCCCGGAGTTATGGCATACTTAAAAGATACAGATGGTGTCATTTTTCCTTATGTTCCTCAAGTTACAGTAGCTTATCAAGCAAGATATGGCTCACAACCTTTAACACATACAAATTATACAAACTTTTTTTATGAAGCTAGCGAAGTCCAGGCAATACAAATTAGCGGAGAATTTTCAGTGCAAAACGATTTTGATGCACAGTACCTGTTAGGCGCACTATATTTCTTCAGAGCAGCTACTAAAATGTTTTATGGAAATTCTGGAACTTACCAAGGGTCGCCACCTCCTATTTTATATTTAAATGGATATGGTGCACATTATTTACCGCATGTTCCGTGCCTGTTAACTCAATTTTCTCATACTATGCCCAATGATGTTGACTATCTTGAAACCACGTATCAGTCAAAAACTACAACAAAGACAACCATTGATGCCGCTACAAAATTACCTACAACAAAAACTGGATCAGGAACAATTACTACAGAAACTGCATCGCTACCTGAAAAAACAAGATTACCAACGGTGAGCACTATTTCTATTACCTTGCAGCCAGTGTACAGCCGAACCAAGCAAAGAGAATTTGATTTTAACGCATTTGCTCGAGGCGAGATGATTACCAAAGGAATGTTATAATGGCCAAAGTTGCATATTCGAGCACTAGTCCGTACGCACAGACTAGAACATTTGGAAACTTTCTTGATGTAATGGAACAAAGACCTATTACAGTTAAAGATGACGATGTATTGTATGAAATTGACAAAGTGTATGAATATAGGCCTGATATGCTAGCGTCAGACTTGTACGGCGACAGTGCCCTGTGGTGGGTGTTTGCTATGCGTAATCCCAATGTGCTCAAAGATCCGCTTTTTGATTTTCGTGCTGGAGTTCAAATTTTTATCCCCAAAAAGGCCACACTCCAACAAGACCTAGGAGTATAACTTGCCAAAAGAGCTTAGATTTAGTCAGAAAAAACTTGACGATGTAAACAGATACATCTATGGCGGATACAGTGTTGATGACGCTTTTAATCGCGCCGGAATTACTGAAGAAGAGTACGGACTTTATACCGAAGATGCCGTTCCTGGGAGTCCCACAAACGGCCGGATTATAAAATTAGCCGACAGCATTGAAGTATACGACGCTGCTGAAGAAAAAGCCAGACAAGAAGCCGACGCCAGGAGAGTAGCGGAACAGGAGGCGGCTAGAGAGCGAAGAAATGCAGAAATTGCAGCCGAGCGAGAGCGGAATCTAGAAAGACTTAGAAAACAAAGAGAAGACGATAAAGCAGCGGCCAAAAAAGGCTGGAGCGACGAAGAAGATAAAGCAGAAACCACCGGCCCAACAAACACTCGAGGCGAAGTAACAACTACAACCAGCGGTGGCGGCATAAGAGAAACCAGAATGACTGCCGAAATGTCAGACTGGTCAGACAAAAATCGAACTGCTTACAAAGCCGATGAAGCAGCCACAACAGCGGCTAAAAACGAATATTTGAGATCTTTAGGATTAGATCAATCTACATTTAAAGAAAAGAATAAAGCATTACGTGCAGCCGAAGCCGAAGGCAAAAATTTTAATGTAACCGCAAATAGAGATGCACTGGGTCCGCCACCTGCCAATCAATACGAAGAACGCACAATAAGGCCCAATCAATCTGGCACCCAAACTCCAAACGACGGAACGCTGACAGATGATCAAGCAGCAAAAAATTCTGCCGCTGGGCAAACGGCCGAAGAAAAAGTAAGAAACGAAAATATTTCTCCCGAACCCGGAGTAGGGTCAACACCGCCTACAACCACAACAGATCCTAATCCTGCTTTGGTTCCTGCTGCCACAGTTAGTGCTGCCGAAGCTGATAAAATTAGAAACAATCAAGGTAGAGGAGAAGCAGCCGAAGAGTTGCCTGCTAATGCATTTCCTGCTCCGCCACCGTCAGAGAGTCGATCTGGCGAAGCTGGTCAATCCGCAGACAGAAACATGCAATCAACAATTGCAGGAACTACAAGCAAAAGTAAACAATCTTCCAACAATCAAACAGATAATGAAAAACAAAAAGAATTATCATTTAAGATAGCACCAGCTAAAAAAAATGTGTTGCATGATTATACAAGTTCTACTTATAGAACCACATTGTACTTGTTGTCGTCAGAAGATTATTCGGCTTTGGTAGATAAACCGGACACATTTAATCCAAGGTATGTATTAATCAGCAGTGGCGGAGGCTACGCAAATAAATCTGCTAGCAAAGACGTTACAGGTAGACATCCCGATTTCATGGAAGATTTTTTCATTGAACAACTGAGTCTGACCACTGTAGTAGGATTAAATGCAAAAACCAAAGCCAGTAATGCAATTGAAGTAAGTTTTACAATAGTGGAACCATATGGTATGACCTTGTTAGATAGATTACAGAGTGCATGTATGATGCCCCCGGTTAATAGTCCTAACTACATTGATCAACCGTATCTATTAGAAATTGATTTTTTATCAAATGTCGAAGAAGCTCGATCTAAGTCTATTAGAATAGATAGAAAACGTTTGTCAATTAAAATAATTGAAATGAAGATCAAGCCCGGCACAGGCGGAACAGAGTATAGATGCCGAGCAGTTCCGTATAATCATGTGGCATTTCAAGACACTATAGCAACACTGCCTGTGGCATTGAGTGTGCAAGCCGGGACAGTGGGACAATTTTTTGACAGCGAAAGCGAAGTAGCAAAAATATTTTCTCAGGAGATAGAAAAGAATGAAGAACGTGTAGAAAGCGATTTAAAAAAGTGGCTTGCGGATCAACAAGCCATAGCCAGAGCCGAAGGAGAAGCACCTACTTTGGCAGAATTAAATAAAGAAAGAGATCGGTTAAGAGCATCTCTTAATTATGCAACCAAAAGTTATCCAGCCGGCTATAATAGTTTTATGCGCGGAGTAGCAGGACCAGGAAAAACATTTGCTTATACACCTTCATTGATAGCTTTTAATATTCCCGACGAAACAATTAAAAAAAGTAAAATTGTAGACGAAAAATTTGCAGAAATAAGCAAAGTACCCATGACAGATCAAAATCAAGGTGTAAAAGATTCTGCACAAAAACCCAATTTACCAAAAGGTAAAAGTGAACAAGGGTTCAATATCAACCCAGGCATAAACATTGTTCAGTTAATTGATCGAATAATGCAAAGCAGTGAATACATAACCGGTCAAGTCAAAGAAGCCAAAGATGCGATTGCCAAATATAATCAAATTATTTCTAATAACAGCAATTTACTAAATGATGCCAATCAAGTTAGCATTGATAGAGAACAATTAGCACAAGAAATAAGAGACGCCCAAGCCGAACTAAAGCGATACAAACTGTTAAATTGGTATAAAATTATTCCTCAGGTGTATCTTTTAAATTTTGATTCTAGTAGAAACGCATATAGTAAACAGGTTGTTTATACAATTCTTCCATACAAAGCCGCAAATGCATATCATCCTGATTTTGCCAAGACCAAAATAGGTAAAAGTAAAATTGTTAGATCTTACAACTATTTGTATACAGGACTGAATCAAGACATTGTGGGGATAGATATAGATTTTGATAGTTTGTATTACACATCAATAACCGCGTATCAAGACAACAAAGTTGCAACTGTATCAACCTATGAAAACCCAAATCAAGACAACAATAATATAGTAACTGACCCAGATTTAAAAAATGATAACCCAGTAAGAACAAACGATCTAGGCACAGTGATACAAACTAGAGGAGTTTATGCACCTGGTGCAGGTCAGGCAAACAGAAGTTCTAAAAGAAGTTCAAGTGCAGTAGCAGACATTGCTGAAAGCATTTATACTTCAAGTCGCGGTGATATGTTAAACGTGCAATTGCGAATTATAGGTGATCCTGCATTTATAAAACAAGATGACATCTATTATAATCCCATGAGTCCTGCATATCAAGCATATAATACTCCAAGTCAAACCGCAGTTGACAGTGAAGAAACTGTTCCTATTAATCCAAGCACCGGACAAATACTATTTGATCAAGAGCAAGTTTTTGTACAGTTGTTGATAAAAAGCGCCGTTGATATTGACGATGCTACTGGAATTACAAATAAACAGATAAAATTACTTAATGGTAGAACAACCGATGCTACATTCAGTGGAGTGTATAAATTACTTAAAGTAAAAAGTGATTTTAATAGGGGAAAATTTGAGCAAACTCTTGAATTGGTAAAAATGCCAAACGATTTGTTCTACGAGGATGGATCTAAAACAACTCCTAAAGTGGAACTCAAGACGCAAGTGGCGCAGACAGAAACAGAAACACCTACGCCACCGGCAGCACCGGCAACAAATCAATTGGTTGATAGTACTGGTACAAATGCTGAAGATACAGCTAAACTCAAAGAAGCAGCAGCAGAGCCGGCAACCAATCCGGTGCAGTCATTTTCAGGTGAAGGCACTGTTGCAGCAGCCGCGCAACCCACTGAGGCAGCACCGTCTAATGCCAATGATGCTCCGGCAATAGCACCACAAGAAAAAGCAGCAGCAGATCCTACACTGGCATTAGACGAGATTGAAGCAGAAATAAACAATTTGGAAGCAACAAGACAGAACGAGGTTCTGTCATTTAATACAACAATACAAAGTATCAGAAGTGATTCAACACTGAATGCACAACAAAAAGCTGAAAAGACAATTCGTTATAGAGAAGCGTTCCAGGCAGTACTTCAGGAGCAAGCAACACAAATACAACAGTTGGCTCTAAGATTACTAGATATAGATAAAACAAGCAAAGGTTATAAAGCAGAAATAACAAAACTGGTATCAAGAAGCGCAGCTCTACAAAAAGAAACAACAGAATTTTTTCAAGCACAAACAGCAAGAATAGAATCAATAAAGAAAACAGGTTTAGTATAAAATGTCAGATTCAATCAATCCAAAAAAAGTCAATCCTTCCTACGACAAGGACGCAACACCTGGAATTAAAATTGACCCAGGTCCTTATATTGGGATCGTAAAAAATAATGTAGATCCGACTAGACAGGGCAGGCTGGATGTATGGATAAAAGAACTAAGCGGCGAGGAAACTGGACCTTACATAACCGTAAGTTATGCAAGTCCGTTTTTTGGAAGCACAGTAGGCAGGCCCGGAGTTGATGATTCTAAAAGTTTCGGAACAGAAGCGCAAACGTATGGATTTTGGGCAGTTCCACCGGACCTGGAAAATCAAGTGCTACTTATATTTGTCAACGGTGATACCAGTAGAGGATATTGGTTTGCCTGCATTAATAACGCTCAAACCAACCACATGGTTCCTGGAATCGCCAGGCCTTCGGGAACCACACAAACTACACTAGATCCCAGCTTTGGTACAGGACGAGATATACCGAGTCTTGGTGTTTTTCTTCCGGCTAGCGAAGTAAATTTAGAAAATGAAGGCAGATCCAGTAATAGAGATTATCTAGGATTAGATAGAGTACTACATACCTATCAGGCCAATATCGTTATTCAACAAGGATTAGAAACTGATCCACACAGAGGTACAATTACCAGTTCATCTACTAGAGAGTCTCCTAGTAAAGTGTTTGGAATCAGTACACCAGGCAAAGGATATCCGGACTTGACTGACAAATATCCTGATAGAGATGCATTAAATGAAGCTTTAAAATTAGGAAATCAAGGTGAAAAAATCAGTGATTGGCAACCAACAGAACGCCGAGGCGGTCATACATTTGTCATGGACGATGGCGATTTATACGGAGATAGCCAATTAGTACGACTACGTTCAGCAGGCGGACACCAGATATTGTTAAATGATACCGATGAAGTATTGTACATTATTAACAATAAAGGAACAGCTTGGTTAGAATTTACTCCCAAGGGAAGTATTAATATCTATAGTGGCGACAGTTTAAACATCAGATCTGAAATGGATTTAAACTTTCATGCCGATGGCAATGTGAACATCAATGCAGGATCCAGTTTAAGAATGTATGCCGGAGCGTCAATTGAATCGCAGACTTCACTGCAATTAATCACAGCCAAAGATTTATACAATATAAATGCCGGAGTCGTTGGCGTTCGCAGCGGCGGCAGCATTGACATCAGAGGACTAAATGCCAGTTTGGAAACAGCTGGACTCTTTAATATTAAAACTCAAGATACCATGATAAATTCTTCACGATGGGTTAATGTTAAATCGCAGGGAAATATCACATTTAATTCTCAAAGTGAATTTATAATAAGTTCAAACACAAATGCAAGTTCGGGTGTAACAAGCGGATGGAAAGTAGGATCCGGAGAATTGTGGTTCAAGGGCGGAGAACAAGTGTATATAAACACAGCAGGAAAGGTGCCCGAAAATCCAAAAATTCCCCCTACACCAGTAGAGCCACAAATAAATCCTCCATTGGAATTGTATCAGCAAAACAATGTAAGATTTGATACAGAAATCAAACGTTGGGTACTAGACAGTCAAAGTGGTTTATCTAGTGTTGCACCTTATACACCAACTCACGAGCCATGGTCTAGAGAAACTGGCCAGAAAAAATTAAACAGTGGATTAGTGGAACCCGCAAAAGGTCAGGAAGATTGATATGCCTATTAATGTAACAGAATTTGTAAATCAAACAGTAGCAAACAATCCCAAAGCAAACGCTGAAGTAAAAGCAGGAGCAAGCACCGCAGCGGCCATGTTTAGTGCATTTCAAAGCGGAGGAGTTAATGCTTCTACCGTGTTAACACTTGCCGACAATTTACCAGCCAATGTCAAGGCAAATTTAAACAGCGTTGGATCAGCAATTACTGGCGATGTAGGAAAACCCAGTGCCGCAGTTGGGCAGCAAGCCAAGACGCAGTCAAATAATGTTGGACCTGAAGAAGCAAGACAACAATCTTTTTCGCAAGGTGCTCCAAGAACTCTATTGGATGACTCTGCTGCACCAATTGGTGCACCTACCCCCAAAGTTAAATCCACTATTCCTACTCTCAGGGAGAGCGATGTAAAAGCGTTAATGGTGCAAATTGCATTTATGGAAACCAACAACGATAGTACGTACAATGAACCTCCTCGTATAGGAAGATATGCTGTACACAATAAAACTTTGATCAATTATGGATATAAATTCTCAAATGGAGCTGCCTTTACTGGCAAAGATGGCGTAACTTCTGAAATAGAGTTTACCTTTGATGTCAATGTGCAAGACAGAATAATGGAGAAGTTTTTATTAAATCAATATAGTGCCTGTATCAAATCTGGTGCAATTAAAGAATATGATACCAAAGAAGTTGTTGCTGGAATACTGGCAGTTGCCTACCAATTTCAAGACGCAAATCCAAGCCTACAACAAGGGTTATCGTCGGCTACTGGTTTAATGGGATCGTTAGGCTCAGCCGATACTGCAGGATTGGTTTCGGCAGCGTCTGGACTTAGTTCGTCTCTGGCAGGAAGTCTTGCGCCAGGCTCTGGCGCATCTATAGAATCAGTTGCAGGCAGTTTAATCTCTAGTGGCGTTAATGCAGCAGCAGCGAATATCAAAGCCTCTAATCCTACTTCAATAACTGCAAAATCTGGTTCATCAGCTGATAAAAAAGTAGCAACAGGCATTCCAACTATAACAGCTTCTGCAGCAAAAGCCACAGAAAGCGTACAAGCAGCACTTGCTCCGGGACTGGAAGGATCAGCTGCACAGTTAAAAACAGCCGCAGCAAAAATTGATGTCAGCAAACTCAAAGCAGCAGGGGATGATTTCTCAAATAGTTTACCGGCTAACAAAGCCAAGGATTGGCGTCAAAAAGGAAAAGAAAAAGACAGTAAAGGTCGTTCCGGTTCTCTGTTTTACAATGCTGGACGGTTTGCTGTGCAAAATCTTGGTGCTGATGTTTCAACAGAATCCTTACCGTAATTACCAATAAATATTAATATGTCAAACACTAGATACAAAGGCTTCAGCACAATAAACCAGGTCAAAAAGTTCCGTCTCACTGATGCAGAACTGATAAAACGAGACCTTATAAACCATTTTAGTATCCGTAAAGGACAAAAACTAATGAACCCAGATTTTGGCAGTATTATCTGGAACATGCTATATGAACCTTTAACGGCAGATGTTAAATCCACTATTGTAGAAGATGTAAGAAGAATAGTTAGTTATGATCCAAGATTACAAGTTAATAATGTTATATTGGATGAATTTGAACACGGATTACAAGTGCAAGTTGAATTAACTTTTTTGCCTGGTAATTATTCAGAACAACTATACTTGACATTTAATTCAAACACCAATACTCTTGCAGTATCATAATAATACCACTTTTTATTTGCCATAAATACTGAATAAGGTATAGACTATGGCGATTACAACAAGACAAACTAGTTTATTAGCCCGGCAAGACTGGACTAAAATCTATCAGACTTTCAGAGAAGCTGATTTTCAAAGCTTTGATTTTGAAACCCTACGCAAGAGCATGATTGAGTACTTGCGTACATACTATCCAGAAGATTTTAACGATTTCACTGAAAGCTCAGAATACATTGCGTTAATTGATCTTATCGCGTTTTTAGGGCAAAGTTTAGCCTTTAGAACTGATCTTAATGCTAGAGAGAACTTCCTAGACACTGCCGAACGTCGCGACAGCATACTCAAGCTAGCAAAATTAATCAGCTATAATCCAAAAAGAAGCTTACCAGCTGCTGGGTACCTTAAATTTCAAAATGTCAGTACTAGCGAGATCATTTACGATAGTACTGGTACAAATTTGAGTAATCAGCTGGTAAATTGGAATGATAGTACCAACGAAAATTGGCTAGAACAATTTACTACAGTGCTTAATGCAGCGTTGGTAAGCACTCAAGCTATAGGCAAACCGGGTGCTACAAAAACTCTAAGCGGAGTCAAAACAGATGAATATGCAATTGATCTGCTTAACGGGTTAATTCCTGTTCAGCCCTATACAGCAAGTGTTGCTGGAGTTACATATCCATTTGAAATTATCAGTCCAACTTCAGCTGACAAGACTTTTATATACGAAAGAGAGCCCGCACCAACCGGAGTCTTTAATTTTCTCTATAGAAATGATAACCAAGGCAACGGATCCAATAATACCGGATACTTTTTTTATTTTAAACAGGGTGAATTAAAAAATCTTGATTTTACTATTACCGAAAGTTTGCCAAATAGAATTGTAAACGTAAATTTTGATAATATAAACAATACTGATGTTTGGTTATATCAGTTAAACTCAGCCGGAACTCCAACTACATTATGGACACAAGTTCCTGCTGTTAATGGTATCAATGTAATTTATAATAATACAGCTGATAGAAACTTGTATAGTGTAAGTTCTAGAGCAAATGATCAAGTTGATTTAGTATTTGGTGATGGTTCGTTTACTAATATTCCTATAGGTAATTTTAGATTATATTATAGAGTAAGTAATAATCAGACTTATAAAATTACACCAGAGGAAATGAGTGCAGTAACTGTATCAATTCCTTATCGCGGAAGAACTGGACGAGCAGAAACGATAACTATTCGCGCGAGCCTGCAATACACAGTAACAAATGCCACAGCCAGAGAAACTCTTGAGGATATAAGAACTAAAGCACCTCAACAATATTATACACAGAATAGAATGGTTACCGGCGAAGACTACAATGTTTTGCCATTCACTACTTTTAGTAATATATTAAAAATTAAAGCAGTTAATAGATCAAGCTCAGGTGTTAGTAGATTTTTAGACGTTGTTGATGCAACTGGAAAATATTCCAGTACAAATATTTTTGCCGAAGACGGAATTATCTATAGCGAAGATTCTGCAGAAATTGAAACGTTTCAGTTTACTAGCAGCAGTGAAGTTAATTTTGTAGTACAAAATTTAATTCTGCCATTGATTGCTAAAATACCCACAAGACACCTATATTATAAAACTGCAACACGGTATGCACCGACTGGTAATTGGACTCGTGCCTCGTTCAGCGGCGGTCGTAGTACTGGTACATTTAACGCATCAAGCTACATTTATTTGACCCAAGGAGCACTAGTTAAGTTTACTGCACCGTCTGGAAAATATTTTGATGCACAAAACCAACTACAAACTGGAACTCCAGAGACCGAGTATCAACGAACTAGTTTATGGGCAAGTATAATTTCTTATCCTACTCCGGGAGTAGGTAATGCTGTTTTAAGTACAAATGTTCCAACAGGAGCAGAAATAAGTTCGGTTATTCCAGTATTTGCTAACTCTTGGCCCACAAGTTTGACTACTCAAATTATTAATAATATTTTAAGTTATAAGACATTTGGCGTTCGTTATGATGTAGTTAATAAATTATGGACCATTGTTGACGCGGCAAATTTAGGAACAGGATCGTTTAGTCTTACAAATGCTGGCAATACGTCAAGCATTGGGCTTGACAACAGTTGGTTCTTAAAATTTGTATTTGCTAATCAAGAATACACTGTAACTAGTAGAGGAGTAAATTATTATTTCCAAAGCGAAAGAGAAACTAGATTTTATTACGATCCAGATTTAAAAGTGTATGATAGTAAAACAGCTACTACTAGATTAGATGCTATTAAAATTTTACGTACAAACACACAACCTGATAATGCTAATAGTATTTTCTACAGTCAGACATACAGAATATGGAACAGAGTTGTAGAATCTGATGGATTCGAAGATAACAGAAAAGTTTATATTACTTTTCCAGACGATAACCTAGACGAAGTGCCAGATAATCCAGATTTATTCAATGATTTGGTCGCACCTACTACTAATCCAGAGAATAAATTTGTATATTTTGTTCAATCAGTTGATCAATTTAATTTTGTAAAGTATGATCCAGTTGATCAAGCTGGCGTTGTTTCGTCATATGCTACAGAAACAGAAATAATTAATAATCTAACTTTATATCCGTCAAGTACAATTTTCTATGCTTATACAGAAAATAAATTTTTTCTTTTAAACGCATCTTCATTAACACTCTTAACAAATTATATAGCCAAGGTGGGGCGGCAAGATCTAATGTTTCAATACACGCACAATGCGCCTAATAGTAGACGAATTGATCCTAGCCCTAACAATTTGATTGATTTTTATATTCTTACAAGAAGCTACAGTGATCAATATTATGCATACATAACAGATCCTACTAATAGAGTGCAACAACCTGTTGCGCCAACTAGTGATGAATTGAGAACAGAGTTTGGATCAATTGAAAATTTTAAAACAATTAGCGATAGTATAATTTATAATCCGGCTACGTTTAAACCTTTGTTTGGTAATAAAGCCGAAGATTCTCTCAGAGCTACATTTAAAGTTGTTAAAAATCCAAATGTTAATATCAGTGATAACGATGTAAAGAGTCAGGTAATTGCTGCTATCAATACATATTTTGATATTTCTAATTGGGAATTTGGAGAAACTTTTTACTTCAGTGAGCTTAGTGCATATCTACATTCTGCGCTTGCCCCTAATGTAAGCAGCGTAGTTATAGTTCCAGCAGCAGAATTAGTCAGCTTTGGTAGCTTGTATCAAATTAATGCCGAAGCAAATGAAATTTTAGTAAGCGCAGCAACCGTTGATAATGTACAAATTATTAGTGCAATTACAGCCGGGCAACTTAATATAGCATAATAGGAAAAGTAATGGCCGTTATTAAGACACATCAATTTCTTCCAGAAATTTTTCAAACTGAAACTAACAAAAAGTTTTTGAACGCAACATTAGACCAATTGGTCAGTGAACCTGCGTTGAAAAAAATAAACGGATATATTGGAAGAAAATTAGCTCCATCGTATAAAACTACCGATAGTTATATCGAAGAAGCGTCCGTTGATAGACAAAATTATCAACTTGAACCGTCCTTGGTATTAAAAAATGATGTTACTAACGAAATAGAATTTGCAACAACGTACACAGACATTATTAATAAAATTAAGTATTATGGCGGATTAACGAATAACCACAGTCGTTTATTTGATAATGAATATTACACATATAATCCTAAAATTGACTTAGATAAATTTGTTAACTTCAGTCAATACTATTGGTTAGATAACGGACCAGCCCCAGTAGTAGTATCGGCGGTTGGCGTGCCTTTACAAGGAACGTTTGAAGTATCATACAATGCTACAACTAGCACATATGAATTTACCGGGTACGGAAAAACTCCTAATCCAACTATTACTCTATCTAGAGGCGGAATTTATGATTTTAATATAAATGAGCCAGGGAATGAATTTTATATTCAATCAAAACCTACAGTAAATGGTCTTGATCCAGAAATGCCTAATTTAGATGCCAAGCAAGTATTAGGAGTTTCTAATAACGGACAATCTACAGGAACAGTTAGATTTACAGTACCAGACAGTGCTGCTCAAAATAAATGGACATCTATGCCAATGGTCGACGATGTCGACTATGCTACAAATTTATCTTTTTCCCAGATCCTTGGATCCAATCCACAAGATTTAAATAATAACTTGGGCGGAATTGACGGTACAGTGAGGTACCTTGAAAATGCATCAGTAGTATTTGTAAATCCTTCTTATATTGACGATATCTATTGGGTCGACACATCTAGAGTAGAAGATGGCATTGCATATTTTGATCAAACTAATTTAATTCCGGTTGGCCAGAGAACCGGTATTTTTACTATTAAAATTGAAAGAGACCAAGACAACTCTGAAAGAATTATTTTAGTTCCAAAATCAGCAGTTCCTAACGAAAGAAAAGTAAGAATCAAGGCAGGTACAGAGTATGCTGGTCGCGAATTCTATGCAAGATTAAATTTATTAACATTAGTCCCATACATAACTGCTCCTCTTGACACATTGTTCTATCAGAGTGGGGAGGATAACGATGCAGTAGGAACTATCAAATTAGTTGAACCTACAGCAAGTACAATTGATCCAGATCTAGAAATATTAAATCAAATTAACTATACAAGTCCAAACGGAGTAAAATTTACAAACGGATTAAAAGTTAAATTTGATAGTAGTGTCCCTGAAGAATGGAGAAACAAAAATTATTACGTTGAAGGTGTTGGAACAGCAATTACTTTAATATCAGAGCTAGATTTAGTTTCTATAGAATCTATAAACACCAGCACGATAGTTGAAGCAGGGCAAAAATATATTGTAGGCGATAGATTGACACTTGATGGTGGAGTTGGATCATCTGCGGCTACTGCTGTAGTAACTGACATTGTTAAAGACACGGCTGTTGCCAGCGCGGTTATAAATTCAATTACTGGTGCTATAATATCAATCAATATCATCGATGGTGGATCAGGATATACCTCTGCTCCGGTTGTGACAGTAGAATCGGCTCCAGCTGCCGGAACAAATGCTTTTGCTCACGCTGTAATTACCAACGGAACAGTTACAAGTATTATAGTAGATACTGCTGGCTTGGGATATTTCTCTGCACCCAAGATAACCATTGCTCCGCCTACTTCCGGACCTATTGCTGCATTTAAAATTAAAGACCGCGGAAATTATTCAACACTGCCAACTAACCCAGTAAATCTATTAGGAGGATCTGGTAGTGGAGCATTAATAAATGCTTATTTGCAACCTGCAATTCAAGATTACATGACCGTAAAGCGATCAAGCATTGATAGAAATCCTTGGTCAAGAGCCAATCGTTGGTTCCATATGGATGTGATTCAAAAAACTGCAGACTATAACGGAACGGATGCAATATTCAATCAAAATTTAAGAGCCAGCAGACCGGTCATTGAATTTGATGCTGATTTACAATTATATAATTTTGGTGCTGAAGCAAAACAGCCAGTTGATATTCTTGACACAACTATCAGTAATGCATTTACTCAAATACAAGGATTGGTTTGTGTAGATAATAAGACATTCACAGTAGGTAATTTAACATTAACTACAGGCGACAGAGTCATATTTTCAAATGACATTAATAATGATGTAAGAAATAAAATTTACAAATTTACTATTGAATTAACAACTGAAGCCCCTGACCCTCTTGTGTACAAGGCTTATATTCAAGAAACTGATGATACGACCATTATTGCTGGAAACACAGTTCTAATTTTATCTGGAAACAACGGAGGAAAGCACTGGCACTATAATGGCGCAAATTGGATACCTTCGCAGGAAAAAACTTATAACAATCAGGAACCATTATTTGATGTTATTAATGACGATGGTGTAAGTTTTACTAATAGCTCGGTGTATCCAGGTACAACCTTTCAGGGAACAAAGATATTTTCTTACAAAAGAGGAAATGGTAATAACGACAGTGTAATTGGATTTCCTCTAAGTTATAAAAACTTTGTGAGCCAAGGAGATATTCAATTTACAAATGATTACGACACACAATCATTTGATTATCTAATTGGTGGCGGGGGAATAGAAACTGTTACAGTTAATGCAGGCTATTTGCAAAAGAACATCAACGCAACCACATGTCAAAGACAGAACATCTGGACCATTAATAGAGATTTTAGTCATCAATATCAAAATTATCAATTTGCATATGATGGTGAAACCAATTTATTTCCAATTGATAATATACCAGATACCAGCATTATTAATCCTAATATTAAAGTTACTGTAAACAATGCAATTTTAGATATTGGTAATTTTGTTGTAACTAAAGTAGTTGATCAGTATGCTGTATTAGTAAATCCTGATTTAATTGTCAAAGATGACGTTATTTTTATTAGTATCTTTAATAAAGATTTAGTATCACCTAATGCGTTTTACGAAGTTCCGTTGAATTTGGATGTTAACAGTCTTAATACCAATCTTGATATGCTGACACTTGGTCAGATGCGTAATCACTTGATTACACTAAAAAATAATAGTTTAGATATTATTGGTAAAGTTCCTGGTAATAGTAATCTTAGAGATATTCAATATACAGACAAAGGTGGAAGTGTATTGCAGCATAGTGCTCCTGTAGTTTATGCTGGTTTATTTTTAAACCATCCTACTATGAGCTTTGTGAATTCTGTTAGATTGGCCAATAGAGAATATACAAAATTTAAAATTAAATTTTTAGAATTAGCAGGCAATCTAGATCTAAATCGCAACGACATTGCAGGTAGTGTAGATGCTATTATGCTACAAATTAATGCGGTTAAAAACGATTCATTCCCGTGGTATTATAGTGATATGCTTCCGTATGGTGATCTAGATAAAACCATTATTCCTACATATACAGTATTAGACCCAGATATTACAAGTTATGAAATTACAAGCATTTTTGATGATAAAATCATAAGCAATAAATCTGTTCTAGCATATCTTACAAGAACAATTAACAATGTTACATCAAAAACATTATTAATAAAAGACAGAGATTTTTATTTTAGACAAGACAGACCGGCTATTACAATCAACGATTCATTTGGTTTATTATATGGTGATAAAATTGACATTGTCGAGTACGGTTCAACAGATGGTTGTTTTGTTCCTGAGACTCCAACAAAAATGGGAATGTACCCAAAATTTTATCCTGAAATCTATGTTGATGATACCTACAGAGAGCCAATAACTGTAATACAAGGGCACGATGGTAGTATAACCCCTGCATTCAATGATTTTAGAGACAATTTATTATTAGAATTAGAACGTAGAATTTATAATAATATCAAGGTTCAATACGATACTAATATTTTTAATATTCATGACTATCTGCCTGGAAAATTCAGAATCACTGATTATACGCGATCAGAATTTACACAAATTTTAAGCCAAGGTTTTTTATCTTGGATTGGTACTAATAGATTAAATTATTCTACAAACAATACGTTTTCTGCATCAGACCCGTTTACATGGAACTATAAACGATTTAGAGATGTAGTTAATGGAGAGACACTGCCAGGCGCATGGCGTAGCGTTTATCAGTATTTTTATGACACTGATAGACCTCATACACATCCATGGGAAATGCTAGGATTCAGCGAAAAACCAGATTATTGGAATGACAGATACGGCCCGGCACCTTATACCGGAGGCAACGGTCTGCTGTGGAGTGATTTGAGCATGGGTTATATACATGCCGGCAATCGCGCAGGATTTGATGCAAGATATCAACGTCCTAATCTTTCACAGTATGTTCCAGTTGACGAAAACGGTAATTTAATTAGTCCTGAAAAAATACTTGTAGCTGACTTTGATAGCGGAAAAGCCAATGTTAGTTTTGCAGTAGGTGATATGGGTCCAGTTGAAACTGCATGGAGACGTAGCAGCGAATTTGCATTTGCTATACAACTTGCACTTGCGTTAGCCAAGCCAGCCAAATACTTTGCTTTATTGGCCAATACTCAGAATTATACAAGAAATATTGTTACTGCACAATTTGAAACAGCAACAACAGGCCAGCATCTAACTCCTACTGCTTTATTAGTACAAGGATATGATAATGGGTTAACAGTTGAACGCAATTCTGGCTATCTAAATTGGATCAGAGATTATGTTAAAAATTTAGGAATTGCAGATGCATCAATCTTAATAAAAGATAATCTTGCTGCGTTAGATGTACAGTTGTCTTATAAGATGGCAGGATATACAGACAAAAAATTCATTGAATTACTTGCAGAACAAAGTAGCCCAAGTAGTATCAGTGATAGTGTTATAGTTCCTGAAGAAAATTACAGAATTGAATTATACAAAGGCAGTCCTGTTAATAAAATTACCTATAGTGCAGTTATTATTGAAAAAAGTTCTGCAGGATATATTGTCAGTGGATATGATTTAACAAACCCATACTTCTTTATAATACCAAGTCAGGTTAATAATAACGCATATACTATTACTTCTGGCAATCAAAGAGGAACAATATACAAAGACTTCAAGAAAGCCAAATACACAGTTCCTTACGGGTTTGAATTCAATACCAAACAACAGGTTGTAGATTTTCTTGTCAGCTATCAAAGATATTTGCTTGCCCAGGGATTTATTTTTATAGACAGAGATAATGACTTGCAAGAACAAAAAGATTGGGTGTTAAGTGCCAAAGAATTTTTACATTGGTCCGTTCAAGGGTGGAAGTCAGGAAGCATACTTGTTCTTAGCCCTATATCTACATCACTAAAAGTATTTGATAGTTCGGCGGTCATTGACGAAATTAAAAACACACCTTATGCTAGCAGAGTACTAGATATAAACTTTAAGCCAATTGTTAAAAATAATTTTACAATAAGCAGAGATAGTAATACATTTACTTTTACTGCCAATGCAGATCAATCAATTGGTTTTGCTGAGTTAGACTTGGTACAGTACGAACATCTTTTGATATTAGATAATATTACAGTGTTCAATGATATCATTTATGTGCCAGAACTTGGAAACAGACAATATAGATTAAAATTAGTAGGAGCTAAAACAGCAAACTGGAATGGAAGCTTGGAATTACCAGGATTTATCTATAGCAGTGATACTGTTGACGAATGGGTATCTGGGCAAGATTATTTGAAAGGCTCTGTAGTAAAATATAAGTTTAGATTTTATACTGCTATACGAAATATTACTGCGTCTGAACAATTTCAAACAACCAATTGGCAGTTAATTCCTTCGTCAGAACTAAAGTCTGGTGTAATTAATAATTTTGCTACCAACGCCCAACAAGGTATTAATTTCTATGATATAGACAATCAACCAATCAATGAAGATTTGCAGTTGTTTAGCAATGGATTAATTGGATTCAGAAACAGAGAGTATTTTACTAACCTTGGAATTGACGGAACTACTCAAAGTAAATTTTATCAAGGGTTTATTAAACAAAAAGGAACAGTTAATGCATTGAATGCATTACAAGGAGCAACCTTTGGGAATTTAGATACTGATATTAATTTTTACGAAAATTGGGCAGTCCGAGTTGGTGAGTACGGTGCCACTGATATAAACAAATTTGTAGAATTTGAATTAAACGAAACAGATTTCAGTAGTAATCCTACAGCCTTTCAATTGCTTGATAATACTGTAGAAAAACAACCTGATGTATTATCTTTTGACAATACTAACGTGTTTAAATCGGCGGGAGAATACGATGCTAAGATTTTACGTGCAAAGACATTAAATCAGACTGACACATTTAAACCTCTTCCGGTAGCAGGGTTTGTAAATCTTGACGATATTGACGCAACAATATTTGACCTGAATGATTACGAAACATTGACAACAATCGTCAATAATATTGGTATTGGTTATAAAATTTGGGTAGCTAGAGATTTTGATAAAAACTGGAATGTATATCGAGCTAGTTTAGTTAATGGTTATATTTTTGGACTACGATATAACATTGACGATCTAGTAGAAGTAATTTTTGATAGAGATCATGGATTGTCTACTGGTGATTTAGTAGTAATTAAGAATTTTGAACCAGAATATGATGGAGTATATCAAGTTGATAGTATCATTGACAGCACAAGATTTTATATACGTCTCTATCAAAATTTGCAACAAATGAAAGATACTCAGGCATATGCAGGAGTAGGGATTCTTTTTAAATTAACGTCAACCAAAATTGATTACCTTAAAGATGTTGAATCTATTAGACCAGTGGCAGGCTGGATACCAAATGATAAAGTTTGGGTTAGTAATCTAGACAGCGATCAAAATTGGGGAGTTTATAATAAAATTGATCCTTGGTTATACGGAGTTAAAATTGAACCAGACGCCAGTAAATTATATGGAAATGACTTCTTTGGACAATCTGTTAGCCTGGATCCAAATACAGGACAACTGTTATATATAGGTGCTCCTGGATCAGGAACTGGAAGAGCCGCTATATACGGCCGTGCTAGTAGCACGTCGTGGGTTCCTAGTTCTTTCTTGTATGGTAATAGCAACGGACTAAGCAGCTTTGGAAAGTCAATTGCCAATGGTACTGGATACTTCGCAGTAGGAGCACCTGACAGTTATACCAACAGAGGCTATGTTTATGTTTATAAAGATGGTGTACTGATTCAAATTCTAACCGATGCAGCAGGAACCACAAACGATAAGTTTGGCGAATCGGTTGCAATGAGTAGAGACGGAAACTACTTGTATGTAGGATCACCTGGCGCAAACAAAGTTCTTTGCTACGCAGTTAAAACTAGAGCAGAAGATACTCAGTCATTTGAGGGCACAGGATCGGCTACTACATACACTTTATCGTCTACCGTAGATGACCCAACTGATATAGTGGTATTTGCAGTTTTGAGATCAGCTGAGTATGTTCCTACTGTGGATTATACTATAACACAAGCTGCCAACGGCATTATAAACTTTACAGCAGCAGGAACCGGCACATCTGGTGCCGGTGTATTAACTTACACTAATTTACCTGCTACTGGCGGAACTGGAACTGGCGCTACTTTCACAATTATTAACAGTAATTCTGGTGCCTACTCGTCAATACGAGTAAATGGCGGCTCTGGATACAGCAACGGTGATATCTTAACTATTCCTGGAACCAGTCTGGGCGGCACATCTCCGACAAATAATATTACTATCACAGTTTCTAGTAAAGGAACAATAACAAATTTAACTTTTGGAACAGCTCCTACTATTTTTGAACGGTTTGATGTACTAAAACGAACATCCTACTATAAACTTATTGATACTATTAGCGGTTCTGCGGGTACAAACTTTGGGTGCGCGGTGGCTGTAAATAGAGATAGTTCAATTATATCAATTGGTGCAAACGCAAAATCATTGAATGGTGTTTCAAACGAAGGATCAGTAAGCATTTATCATAGAACAATCACTGAATTTACTACCGACGGGCTTAGTGGTACTTTCACAGCTCCTGATAACTTCAATGATGTTTATAGAGTAGTGTTTAACAACACAGTACTAACTGAGGGCACAGATTGGTATCGACCAACTGGCACATTAAATGTTGTACAGTTTCCAGGTTTTGCGACCCCGACCGGAGGACAAAAAGTACGAATTGAAACCAATCAATTTGTTTTCAATCAATTGGTCAATGCGTCAGATATTGGAACCTCAGGACAAAAATTTGGTAGTATTTTAGCAATGTGCGGTACCGGTTGTAATTTATATATTAGCAGTCCGTACTACGCAGATATTCATTATAGCTCAGGATTAATTACTAGGTATGTAAATGTTGGTAGAGTCTATGGTCAAATTACTGGAGCAACAGTAAACCCAACAGTAACAGCAGGACATACATTTGTTATAAATGACAGGAATATACAACTTACAGGTACAACTTTGGCCTCTGTGGTATCTGCTATCAATAGTTCCAATGTTCCAGGAATTTCAGCTGAAATTTATCAAGGCAAACTAAGAATTAATAGTGATGTGGCTGTCGCAAATGAGAAATTAGATATCAAACCTGGAAGCACAGGTACTGCCTTGGCCGATCTTGGAATAGAGATATACAAGAAAACTCAAACAATTAAACATCCCAACAACGTGGGCGAACGTTTTGGCTCATCTTTAGGATTATCACAATCATATGGTGTTTTGGCTGTTGGTAGCGAAGGTGCTGATTTATCTATTCCTATCACTTTTGATCAATCCTATTCTGACACTACATTTGATAGTAGTAGTACAAAATTTGTAGATCTAGTAAACGAGTCTGGCGCAGTCTATGTGTTTGACTTAATGATAAATCCTTTTGAATCAGTAGATAATCCGTCATTGTTTGCATATACACAAAAACTTGTTGGACCAGATTTGGATACAGGAGATAATTTTGGATCTAGTGTAAGTCTGGTTAACGGAATATTAGCAGTTGGAGTTAATAAAGATTCAGGTCTTGTCAACAGTGGTGGCAGTATCTATACCTATAATAATCCAGATAATAAATCAGGTTGGAATCTAATTAGATATAAAGATAATCAAGTTGATCCAGAATCAATTGATTCTGCATTCATATACAATAAAAAAACTCAGACTATATTAAATTTCTTTGACGTATATGATCCTGCTAAAGGTAAAATTTTAGGCATTGTTGATCAAGAATTAGATTATAAAGAAGAATACGATCCTGCATCTTATAATACTGTTTTAAGAGATGACACCACGCTTAATACTACATTCTATTGGGGTAATAGACACGTTGGTAAAACCTGGTGGGATACTAGTCAGGCAAGTTTCATTGAATATGAACAAGATACTTTACAGTATAGAGTAAAAAATTGGGGTAGTTTATTTCCAGGAAGCCAAGTAAAAATATACGAATGGGTAGAAAGTAATTTCTTACCTAGTCAGTATGTAGCAAACGGAGGCGATGGCGTTCCAAAATACCCCAACAACTCTGCCTATACAAGTGTCAGTATTGTAGATCCAGCCACCGGAATTATTTCTCAAAAGTATTATTACTGGGTGGGTAGTAAAACATCAGTGGATGTTAATAAAGCAAAACGAACTGTTAGTGTTGCAACCCTAGAAAACTATATAAGCAATCCTAAAGATCAAAATATTCCCTATATAGGAGCATTAGCACAAAATAGTTTTGCATTATATAATATTTCTAATTTACTTTCAAGTAAAGATATTGTTCTACACATAGACACTTGCGAAGTAAAAAATAGTAATTTAATTCATAACGAATATCAATTGATTCAGCAAGGTAATCCAAGCCAGACAATACCAGCAAGAATTTTAAATAAATTACGAGAAAGTTATTGTGGGTTCGATGAGGTAGGTAAACTTGTGCCTGATCCTAATTTAACTGTAGAAAACAGGATTGGATTACTAATCAGACCTAGACAAGGTGTATTTTTAGATAGAATTCCAGCTTTAAAGAGTTTTGTAAAAAACTTAAATGATATTTTTGTAAATTATCCAGCTCTTCTGATTAGTAATGCAGCTACCTTATATTCACAAGAACCTCAACCGTTGGTGTACGACGATCAAGTGGCATCTTTTGCTGAATTATCATACTTAGATTTAGATACATTTGTTGACGGGTATACCATTTTAATACCCAACGACTCAAGGTATAACGGACGATGGACCTTGTATACATACAACGGAATCAGTCAAGAATTAGAATTAAAAAATATTCAAAGTTTTAAAACAGATTTGTGGTGGACTCCAATTGATTGGTACAGCAGTGAATATGTAGAAGGCACAGATATCAGTCATGTAGTAGCCAATTATGGTGCTATTCAAACTGTTAATTTAGTTCCAGATCAATATATTCAGGTACTAGACGACGGTATTGGAAATTGGTTAATTTATCGTGTAGAAGATGATTTGAGCCTGACGTTAATTGCAGCACAAAATGCAACATTAACACTAAATGAAAGATTACACGAAGTTAGTTGGGGTGCTGGGTTTGATACCACAGTGTATGACATTATAGATTTTGATCCAGCAGCTGGAGTAGAAGTTGGTAAAATATTTGATAGCGTTTACACTGAATTGTTAATAAACAGTTTGGCCATTGAATTTAACAAATTATTTTTCTCTATAGTAAATTATATTTTTTCAGAACAAAAAACTCCAGACTGGATCTTTAAGACCAGTTTTATTGATGTGTATCATAATCTAAGAACTTTAGAACAGATTCCAAATTATATACGCGATAACCAAAGTTTTTACAATGAGTATATAAACGAAGCCAAGCCATATAGAACCGCTATCAGAGAGTACGTACCGCTATATAGTAAAACTGATATCGCAACAGGATCCTGGACAGATTTTGATATACCTGGCAGATATTACGATGTTGACAGCATTTATAGGTCCCCTGATATAAATGTAAGCACTGATGCAGAATATTTTAGTTTACCAATTTACTCTGCGTATGCTGAAAATTACAAGTATAAGATTACTAATTACATTATTGGAAATGTAGGAGTTAATTATACAACCGCTCCTAATGTTGAAATTATTGGTGGCGGCGGCTCAGGAGCCAGTGCAATTACTACAATTAATCCTGCTACCGGCAAGTTAACTGGAATTTATGTAGTTAACCCTGGTTCTGGGTATATATCAACACCTACAGTTTTTATCAATGGTGTAGGGTCCGGCGCAACTGCGTATCCAATTTTACATAATGAATACAATGTTAGCGGAAGTTATAACACAGTAAGAGATATTACAACAACTATAAAATTTGATAGAATTAGTTATTCAAGTAATGTGATTCAATGGCAACCAAATACTGCATACGAACAAACAATTATTGTCGATGGTAATAAAGCCAATGCATGGAATCTTGATAGATTGGAGTTTGCTGAAACAAACACCGGCGTAAGCTCGCAAGATTCAGACATTACAGAATTATTCTTCGACGACACTGGCACCAAGATGTATATTGCAGGTAATGATTCTAATAGAATTTATCAATATACTTTAAGTATTCCGTGGGATGCTACTACAGCATCTAATGTTGGCGCATTTAGTGTCACAGGCCAAGACACAAATGTTCAAGGATTATATTTTAGAGATGATGGTGCTAAAATGTATATTGCTGGAGCAACCACAGATAGCATTTATGAATATAGGTTAGCAACATCCTGGATGGTTAACACTGCATCAAATGTGTCAGTGAAAAGTATAGCATCTCAAGACTCAAGTCCACGAGCAGTAGAATTTAGTAAAGATGGATTGAACATGTATGTAGTTGGTACACTTACTGATACCATATATCAATACACATTAAGCACACCATGGCAAATAGAGACCGCTACTTATTCAGGTAAAAATTTATCAGTGGCTGGACAAGATAATTTCCCGACTGCAATAAGATTTAAGTCAAACGGGTCAAAATTATTCATGATAGGGCAACAAAATGATACTTTGTTTGAATATACACTATCAATTAATTGGGATATTTCTACTGCAACTTTTTCTAATAGTTATGGATTAAAAACTAGTACACCAACAGGATTATACTTCAAGTATGACGGTACCGGAATGTATGTAAGTGATTCAGGAACAAATTCCGTTCAAAGCTATATCTTTAATTCTTTTGGTATAGTGCCTGTTGAAAGCAACGTATATATTACAAGTGGTAATATAATTTATTATAATAATGTGGCATACATTGCGACCAATGCAAATGTCAGCAGTCAATCTGTATTTGATTTTTCACGTTATAGTCAAATTGACAACGGTAATATTTTGCTTTCGGCAGCTGATAGAATTACGTCATACTATTTCCCTGAGGTAGGAAGACCGGGCAAAGACTTTGGTCAATTGATGTTTGGAACAGAGTATCCAGGAAACAAAGTTGAAGGTAAAAATTTCCTTGCCAACAGTTATGCTATTACAAGTAATGTAATTGGATTTAATTACACAGGAATGAGAATCACCAGCGCAAACATTCAACAAGTTGATTTTGCCAAAGGTGGATTTGAACTTAACGATACGTTAAGAATTCAAGGTCAATATGACTTCCCTTTTAAAAATAATGCAGACTTTAGAATTATAAGTATTGATCATAGTGAAATGATGTTGTCGGGTCCTCCAATTGAAACACTATATACCATAACTTTAAATAGCAATGTAAGCCTACAAGAAGGAGATTACATTACTCAAGCAAATACAAGAGCAAACGCTTTTGTATTGCACAACTATCCTACTGCTAACGTAATACAAATTATTCATAGCACAACTGGATTTACTGTTTCTGCAAATACTATTGCTATTAACGGCGTTCCGCAATCGGCGTACATAGAAGAAATTGTTGCAGGCGGAGCAGCTAATGTTAAGATTACCAATCTAACCATTGATACTCTATTAGATTCAAATATTGCTAGTTTCTACAAAGATACAGCATTAGGGACCAGACCTGAAGATATCAATATAGTTGGTGGTGCATATGTTGACGGATATAGTAGTCATGCTCCGGAGGAATTAATACCAGGTCGTGTATTTGATTCTTTAGAAATGAGAGTATTTACAAACAATGCGTCAAACACCGCCACATATGGATTCAGGGAGTTTCAACCAATGCGTGGTAATATTGAATTTTATAGAATTAGCAGCAATTCGACAACAACTTTGTCAGCTAATCTAAGTATTACAGATATTGATATATATGTAAATGATGCATCTGTATTACCAGATCCTGGTGCAGTAGTAGGCATACCTGGCGAAGTGTTTATCAATGGCGAATTAATTCACTACTATCAAAAATATGATTCTACAAAAATATTAACTGCAGACCCGTGGACACCAAACACAGAATTTGCAACAGATCATTTGATTGCCCACAGTGGTAATACCTATTTGGTACTAGCCAACGTTTATGCAAATTCAACTGCTTATATTAATAGTAGCAACGTAAGACAAGTTTTTGTAAATACATTATCACAATTGCGTAGAGGGGTCGACGGCACTGGTGCAGCTAATTTACATCTGACAGGAACAAAAGTAGTTGATAGTAGTCTTGTTCAAGTTTTACCTAATACTGCTCCAAAGTTTACAACATTGTCGGGTACGTTCAATGTTGCAGCAAATGTGTCTTGGAGAATACAATTAGGAGCTCCAATCACAGCCAATGTTGGAAGCTATATTACACAAAATTCAAACACTGCTAATGTAAGATTATTAGAAACGGTTAGCTCAGCAAACACGGTTGCAGTTCAATTTGTGTCAGGGAATCTTACAATTGGGTCTAACACAATTAACATATTCAATCCTGTGTCAAGTGCTTGGCAAACAACAGCAGCAAATGTTAGAGCGATGAAAATACTTGGCGAAGTAAACGGCAGCGGAAACGTTGTACTGATAAACAATACAATACTGCAAAGTAATTTGTGGATTCCGCTTGGAACAGGGGTAGGTTTAGCAGGAAGTACTAGCGAAGCAGCACAATTTATTAAACAAGAAGTGAGTTATACACCATGATAATCCCACAGCTAAATACAGATATGGATAAAACTATGGAAGATTTAGATATAAATTCAACTGACACGAATCAAAAACCAGACGAAAATGGCGGTGTACACGTACAAGGTCATATCAAAATTTTTGATCCAGCAACTGGCGAAGTTTATGTAGATAAGCGAAATGCTATACACTATGAAAATATTAGTGAGGCTATTGCTTATACATTGGCCAATAAGGGGCAGAGCTATATTTACGAAATGCATTTTGGAAACGGTGGCACTAGCATTGACCCTACCGGGGTAATTAATTATTTGCCATCAAATATCAATACAAGTAATAGTAATTTGTATAACCCAACTTTTGCAAAAATTGTAGATAATACCAGCGCCTTAAACACCGATCCCACAAGAAACAAAATTGAAGTACGACATACTCCAGGTCGTATATATTCTGATCTTGTGATCAGCTGTCTATTAGATTATGGTGAGCCAATTGGGCAAAGTGCATTTGATAACAGCACCACATTGGACGATACGTATACATTTGACGAATTAGGATTAAAAGCACGTAGTACAGATGGTACTTCAGGGCTAATAACTACTGGTAAACTGTTAACACATGTAGTATTTCATCCAGTGCAAAAATCAATGAATAGATTAATTCAAATTGATTACACAGTTAGAATACAAACTCTAACAAATTTAAGTAGTGTAGGATAATAAATTATGTCATATTTTGTAAACAAAACTGATGGAACAGCAATTATAGTATTAGATGGTACTAAAGATACTACTAGTACCAGTCTTACATTATTTGGTAGATTAGTACAAAACTACGGTGATCAAACAAACGAAAATTTTGTACATTTATTAGAAAACTTTGCTTTAGACAGCAGCCCTGCAAATCCAATTAAAGGACAATTGTGGTACGATACTAATGTTAATAATATCAAAGCATTTAATGGAAGCACTTGGATTACAGTAGGCACGGAAATAGTTGGCAATGTTGATCTAACAGGTAATCTAACTATAGGGCCTAATGATTTTCAAATAAAAGATTTAAATGGTAATGTTTCAATCAATAATCAATTTAATAATGGAAATATTAGTTTATTTGCAAATGTTAACGGAACAAGTACAAATGTTTTAACCATAAATGGTAATAGCGGGTTAATAACAGTACTGGCCAATGCCACAAGTAATTTTGGCATCCCTACAAAAGTTTATGTTGACAGCGAAATACAAAATGCTAGATTTTATACAACTAGCGCACTGTCTACCAATGTTGCTATTATAAACGCAAATTTAACAAGTCGTATCAGTGAAGAAAATCAATTACGTGCAAACTTAACAGCAGCTAATGCTCAGATTGCAATACGTGCAACAAATAACAGAGTTGATGATATCAATTTGGCAACATATACTGCAATTACTGGTAATACAGAAACTATACTAGGAATTATTGGTAATGAATCCAGCGGTTTAACAAAACAAATAATTGATGTTAATACAGCACTATTAAGCAATGTAATTTTAATTAATGCCAACGTAAGTGCTGCTAACGCAAATATTATATCGCTGAATAACAAGATTAACTCAGTCAACTTAGCTATTGACGCGGCGTTGGTTGCAAATATTAATACCAAATCAGATATTAATAGCCCAACTTTTACAGGTACACCAGTAGCACCAACACCAACATTTGGAGCAAACAATACTCAGATAGCCACAACTCAGTATGTTATGACCCGAGGAGTGTTCTGGGACGGAAGCAGAAAATTTATTAGCACTAGCGACCCTGATTCTTCACTTGGCTCCAATGGAGATTTTTGGTTCAAGTATACATAAACATGGCAGATAAACAACCCATAGTAAACATATTTGGAATTTCTGGACCCAGTGGAAATCCTGTTCAAAGTCCTGCGACGTTGTATGCAAGAGATGATCGTAGATGGAATTCTTTCTTGCGCCAGTATGCGGTTTGGCCTACTACTGGAAACGAAAACAGAAGTTTTACAATCTATAGAATTTTTGATGCACCATATACTGGTACCTATTATATTCGCTCCAGCGTAGATAATAGTGGCACGGTTTTTATTAATGATCTTAAAGTAAATGGAACTACACAAACAGTCGAGCGTCATCATTGGTGGTGGTGGGGCGGTTGGTGGGGTGGTTATGGTTATTGGAATGGTTATGGTGGTTATTGGGGATGGGGTGGTTATAGAACAACAGACTGGGCAACCACCCCACCCGCTTATCCTATTACGTTAGGCAGGGGAATAAATCAATTAAGATTTGAAGTATCAAACGGCGGAGATGTAGCTGGATTTGGAATGACTATTGCCGACACAAATGGTAATATTGTTTGGGATACTAGATCCACCGCTGTAGTTTCTGAATTTACACAAACATGTGGCAGATACACACTAACTGCTCCGATGAACATGGATATTGTAGCATACCTATGGGGTGGTGGTGGTGGCGGTGGTGGTATGGACGCTGGCAGTAGAGGTGGCGACGGAGCCCCTGGGCAATTTCATAAAGTTAATATTGCTGTAGAAAAAAACGATGTCATTGAAGTAGTTGTTGGTGATGGCGGAAGAGCTGGTTCTAGTAATTCTGGTGGAGCGCCAGGTGGTCTAGGCGGAGCCAGCAGAATTAATTTATCCGGTTTTGGTAGTTTTAGCGGAGCAAACGGATCTGCTGCTGGACCAAGTCCATATTCTGGAGGCGGTGGTGGCGGTGGTGGAGCTTCGTTGGTATTAGTTAACGGAGTGCCTGTAGCTGTAGCTGGCGGTGGTGGCGGTGCTGGCGGCGCCGGGAATGACGGAAATAGTGCAGGAGTAATTGCAATACGTAATGCTTTGACTGCGTATCCTGACACAGCTCAATTATACAGTGGTGCTCCAGCAGTTCAAGTATCAGGAACAGCTGAGCCATTGAATGGGCAGAGAGGCCAAGGCAAAGGCGGCGACGGTGGCGGTGCCGGCGGTGGCGGTGGCGGATGGGGTGGCGGCGCAGGTGGCGCTGTTCGAGGAGGAGATTCTAGCTCGTATGGCGGACAGTCCGGAGGAAATTATCCTTACAATCAAATATTTAGACACACTCCTGGAAACGTTAGTTTCAGAGCGCCAACTAATGTAAGTACTATAGAACTTATATCAGCTGTCGGTGGTGGCGGAGGTGGCGGTGCTGGAAATATCACACTGGGTGCATGTGGTGGAGGTGAAGGCGCTAGAGCTCAAAATTTAAATTTAAACGTTGTTCCTGGTAGACTTTATGAAATATGCATAGGAGACGGTGGATTAGGCGGAAACACTTTAGCAGGAGCATATTCAGGTCAAGGAACTATTACAGATGCAAATTTAGTAATTAATTCTGGGCAATCTGGAGGTTTTACCTCTATTAGAGATACAGTAACTGATACTTACATATTAAAATTAGGCGGCGGTGGCGGCGGCAATTTAACTACGCCAGGCGAAGGCGGCACAGTTATTACCAATTTGAGCTATAATCTAGGAAATGAAATAATTGATCTGGGCAGTCCAGGTACATTTACATTGAGCACATACGCTAGTGTAGCAAATTATTCTTCTTTTGCTCCAATAACTTCGCCACCATATACAAGTACTCTTGGATCAGAGATATGTGTATTTGGTGCAGGTAGCATACCATCAGGATCCAATACAAGAACTCTTACTACTAATTCACGAATTGATCTTACAAGTTCTTCTGTAATCACGTATTACGTAAACCGGGGAACAGAATCTGATTGGGGGCAAACTCCTGATAGCGGTGAAACATTAAATTTAGAATATAGTACTAATGGAACCAGCTGGACTACAATGAATACTGTACCAGTAAACATTGTAAGAAACACTTGGGCCATACGATCAGTTACTGTTCCTGCGGCTGCTAAAATATCAGGCGGTGTGTTTTTAAGATTTAGACAACCAACTTCAGGAGGGGCTGCTGTTAAACGAGACACTTGGGCATTCACATCAGTGTTTAGCGGTACACCTGCACAATTTGGCTCAACAATTGACGGCAGCGACGGATTGGTGTCAACCGGTCCCGTTGGCGCAGGAGGAGCTGGCCCTGCCGCTGGAAGACAGTCTGGAGCAGATGCTCTAACAGAAACAGCACTAGGGTCTGACTTTGGTTGCGGTAGTTCTGGCGCCGGTAGTGATAAAGTTTCTATTTTTGCAGTCAATCCCAACGACCAAACGCAACCTCAAGTTGTATCAAGAGGATTTGGGGGCAAAGGTGCAAACGGTGCCATCTTATTAAGATGGGATGATGATGTTCGTCTCAATGAGGACGGAGAATTAACTACGGTTTCAAATACCAGCTGGAGTTCGTTTATGAACAATTACGCTATGTGGCGTAAAGATAATGCGACAGTAGCAACAGTTACAAGAGGGTTTGAAGCGGCATACTCCGGAACATACAAGATTAGAGGAGCGTCAACTGGCACTCTTACAGTAGTTATTGATGATGTACAAGTTCTAACAACAACTAATAGTAGTACATCAAGTCCTGCTGTAATAGACATAACTTTGTCTCGGGGCGCTCACCAGATTAAATTTAATATAGACAGTACTGCATCAGTAAAAGGTTTTGCTGTTAGTTTGTCTGATTCTTTAGATAAACTATATTGGGATACTAGAGATAATGTAGGCACGAATCCACCAGGGCAGAACATGCGATATTATGTATCACCGTTTGCTAGAGGTGGTTCTGCAGGTCAAGAAGGATCCAATGGCGCTGTAGTATTAGAATCTTATCCAAGAGGTTTCTTTAATGTTAAAGTAGATGGACAGTGGCGCAATATTACTACAGCAGCGGTCAAGGTATCAGGATCCTGGAGAGACATAGCAGGGGTATACGTAAAAGTAAATGGAGCCTGGCAACCTTCTGGTGCAGCTGGAGATTTAACAACATTAATCTTTACTCAACAATTTGGAAACTACGACACACAAGATAGAGCAGGAATACCAGCTCCTCCCAATCCGGGTCGTGGCGGGTGCAAAATAATCTGTCAGAAATTATCTGAAATGGGCTTCTTTGATAACGCAATGAATAAGGCCGATCAAGAGTTTGGAGTTCTTTTGCGAGACACTGATCCTGATGCTTACAATGGATATATTCGTTGGGCCGCTCCGGTTGTAGATCTATTAGAAGGTGGCGGTAGTTCTACCTTTAGAAAAATTGTATTTCCTTGGATACGCGACGAGCAAAAACGTAAAGATTTACAAATTAAAATTGTTGCACATTATTTAGATGTTATAGCCAGACCGTGGGCCGAAGAAATGGCATACCGTATGAAAGCAGAAGGTTATACAAAACCAAATCCAGCTGGGAAGTTTATTATGGACATTGGACTACCATTATGCCGATCAATAGCAAAATTTGGTAAAGGAAAGCAAATGCCAATGTGGGCAAAAACAGCATTGATTTGGGGAACTACCACAATATTGTTAGTTGCAGTTACGGGCATTTCGACGTTGGATAAATTGATAAGAAAAGTTAAAAACATATTTACTGGAACAAATAATGGGAATTAGTCTAGAAGAGTATTTACGTAATAGAGAATCGTGCTCAGTTTGTGATTCAAACGGTAATACAGATCATTGTAGAACTACAATGCTTAGTAGAGTTGATAATTGCTTGATATACAATAGTATTTTGTTCAACGATGACCCGCACGACGACGAAGACGTTCTATTATTACAAAATCTAAGAGCTGAATTAAGAGAAGAAAAAATATTGGAATATTATATAAGATCTGAAAGGCTGGTAAAACACGCTAAATATGTGTTTGATCAAGCTTTTTGGCCTATGCTGTACAAAAAATTTGTTGGGCAAATAGTCGGCAATTTGAAGGCAAATGACACAGAATTAGCGATTACCAATATTTACAAAATGTTGGATAGCTTAGAACAAGATTTCCAAATTTAAACCATCATAAATAACAAAGTCGGAGATAACTTAAATGGCATACAATATTACATTATCAAATGGTGGGGCACTAATTACAGGCGGGCTGCCCGACGGAACCATTGATACTACGAATTCTAGCTTAACGTTAGTTGGAAAAAACTATCCTGGATACGGAACATTTTTAAACGAAAATATGGTCCAGTTGATGGAAAATTTTGCTAACGGAGCTGCCCCAACTGCTCCTTTACCAGGGCAATTATGGTGGGACACATCGGGCAAAGTTATAAAAGTTAATACAGCTACAACCAAAGGTACCGCTGCTAGTGCATGGAAACCCATGGCAACAATGAGTGCAGGTTCTAGTCAACCTAACAATCCTATTGTGGGCGAACAGTGGTGGGATACATCAAATTTACAATTAAAGGTATATAATGGAACTAGCTGGACTGCGGTTGGTCCACTAACTACAAGTGCAACTGGTAATACTGGTGCCGTTCCTGATACTATCGTAGCAACAAGCCCTTCGGCAACTTACGTTGTTTTAAAATTTTATATTGATAATACTCTGGTTGGTATTTGGAGTAAAGAAGCAACATTTAGTACAGCAGTTCCAGGATTTGGAACAGTTAAAACAGGTCTGAACCTTGCTACTAATATTTCAAATATGGCATTCCAAGGAACAGCCGATGTAGCAAATAATTTATATTATAGCGCACTGTTTCCAAGCGTACCAGGAAGTAGTTTCTTAAGAAATGACACCAGTGGCACATTAAATGGTGCGTTAAACATTACCAATGACACCGGCTTAAAAGTTGGTGTAGCGAGTGATTTTGAAGCGACAATAAGTAGCGGAGAAGTTACTCTTAGAAATGTAACAAACAATAAAGATTTAATTTTAAGCTTAAAAAGATCAGCAGCGCAAACCCCGTTTTTACGAGGCAATGCTGCGTCTGGTTTACCTGAAGCTTATGCAAGTCCAACCGCTGCATCAAGCGCATTTACACTAACAACTAAAGATTATGTTGATACAGTGTTAGGTGGTGGGGTTGGTATAAGTACATTTTCTGCTAACATTAACCCAAGTTCAAATGTATTCTACACTCTAGGAAATACAACGCAGCGTTGGGGAAATGTTTTTTCTCAGAGCATATTAGTTGGCAACGTGTTTGCAGCTAACATTAACACAACAAGAGCAAATCTTTCAACAATTTATGTTGCCGATACAGTTTTACCAACTTCAAATACCACAGTTAACCTAGGTAGTACAGGAATGTGGTTTAACACATTCTACGGCGTATCTGTACAAGCACAGTATGCTGACTTGGCAGAAAGATTTGAAACAGATCAGCCATATGATCCTGGAACTGTAGTTGCACTGGGCGGAGTAAAAGAAATCACAGCAGCATTAGACGAACTTAGTGAAGATGTTTTTGGTGTCATAAGTACTAAAGCAGCTTATTTAATGAACGGAGCTGCCGGATCAGACGAAACCCACCCACCAGTAGCAGTCAACGGTCGTGTTCCTGTAAGAGTAATTGGTCGTATACGCAAAGGCGATAGATTAGTAAGTGCCGGGAATGGTTTAGCTCGAGCAGGCGCTAAAAATGAACTTTCAGCATTCAATGTCATTGGTCGTTCATTGGAAAATAAAAATTCAGATGGCGAAGGAACTATTGAAGCTATTGTGAAATTGAATAGTTAAAGGAATTAAGAATGTCATACGCTCAAGGCGATTTAATCGAAGCCACCGATTATAACAATTTAATTAATGGAACAAATCAACTCAATACAGTTTGGTCAACTGGTTCTGGTAATGCTGGATACGGGCAAACTGCTGTTAGCACCGTGGCTGCAAGCGCACTTATTACTGCCACCCAATGGACCAGCTTAATTAATACTTTAAACTCGGTATTAACACATCAATCGGGATCAGGATCTGGCATTGCCACCGTGACTTCCGGCCAACGAATTGATTGGTTAAGTACACTGCAAGGCAATATTAACACTGCTTATACTAATAGAGTAAATGCCAATGCTACAGGAACAGCAGTTACTGGAACTTCGTTAACTACAAACTGGACTATTACCACAACAAACGGAACAGATCCTGGCACAGCAACTAGAGCATTTGGAGCCAGAGCCACCTTTACCAGTGCCGACGCTGCAAGGTACTTTTTTAATGCCGGTGGGCAATTGGCTTTTGTTTGTTCGTCAAGTGGGTCAGCACCACCAAACAGAAATACCGCTGTTAATAACATAGTAGGTTATATAGGTGGAGTCAATACATTTA